ATTCATCTCCTGTGAATCAAGGACTTTTGTATACGGTACGAAAGAGTACAGCAGGAACAATCTCCAAGGGTAGACCAGTATACATTGTTGGGTCTACAGGAAGTCACCTTACTGTTGAACTTGCACAGGCAGATACCGAAGCAACATCAGCATACACAATAGGTGTCGCTGCTACCGATATTACAAACGGAGCAGATGGATTTATCATGTTGAAGGGTAGACTTACTGGGTTGAATAATCTCCCAACAGCTACCTTCACAGATGGAGATCCCATATATCTGTCAGAGTCAACCGCTGGTGGGTTTAGAACAACACTACCAGCTGCGCCAAATCATGGAGTATTCATTGGGTTTGTTGTCAAGGCAAACAATGGATCCGCTGGTGAAATGGATGTTCACATCCAGAACTACCAAGAACTTGAGGAGTTGTCTGATGTGGCTATTTCATCAGTAGCTGCTGATCATTTCTTAAAGAGAAATGCAGCAAATACTAGATGGGAAAACGTTTCCCCAACAAACACAAGAACAGCTCTTGGGGTAGGCACCGGAGATACCCCAACCTTTGCTGGTGTCGGTTTAGTAAACGGAGAGTCAATTACAAATGGAACAAATGGTCGAATTGATTTCAATCCGTCACCAACTGGTTCTACTGCCTTTACACTGTATCATGATCTAACCTCCTTCAATGTCGGTGTTCGTTTAGGTGTTATTCGCACCAGTGACAATGCCGTAAACCCTACGGGGTCTTACATTGTATTTGACACGACGGCACAGATCTCTACTGACAAGAGTCTGTCATTCCACAGTAATGATTGGATGCAGCTAAGGGGAACCTCTACTGGCCTAGATACAGCACAGTTGTCGGTCCTAACTAACAACGTCAACAGCAGTGGTGCTTTTGCCCTAGTAGACTTAAGTAGCCTTGGCACTGCTACCCGTAGTCCAACTACGGCTCACGCCGATCCAACGTTCTATGTCTACAGCGCAGACAACGCACAAGCTAATGACTTTGTACGAATGTCTCACGACCGTACAGATGGAGTCATCGAAGCTGGTAATGGAGACTTGAGGCTAATAGCTCCCGGAGAAGTTCGCTTCAATGGAAACCTAATTCAAAACAGACTTACGGTTGCCCAATCACGTCTTCTTGGTAGGGGCAGTTCATCTGGTTCTGGTCAGCCCGAGGAAATAACAATAGGATCTGGCCTATCCCTTACCGGAACAACGCTGTCAGCAACTGGCGGCGGCGGCGGTGTCGATGAAGAATTTGTAATAGCGATGGCTATTGCCCTAGGATAAAACATGAAAGCACTATTAGGAACTGATTTTAATGGGTCTTATACCTTTGAACCCGCAAACAATAAGGTAATATTTAGAAACCTAGATGATGCTATTTCACTAAGCAACATTCTGGTAATTACAAACGTCACGGCAAACACCGTGATCTACAACTTTGCATCATCCACAAAGGGTGCAGTTTCGTTCAACGGAACGGAGCTGGTGCTGGATCACAACACATCCAGCATGAATGCCAACGATCAGCTTCAGATCTATCTTGATGTCAAGCACGAAGGAAACTCGCTGCTAAGAAGAATTCTGTCGGCGTTGCTTGCTCCTCTTGGATACGACAAGTTGATTCAGCGGTTTAGAAACACAGCGATAGTAGAGTCTGGAACATTGACTACTTGTAGTACAGTTACTACAGTCACCACCTGTTCTACGGCTTCAAACTTGGTGAACCTAAACGGTATACCATCTGATCGTATAGTCTTCGGTCAGAATTTCGCAGCTTGGGCTGCAACAAACAGAGCAAGGATAACCTGATGGCCAATACATTTAAAAAAGTAATCGACAGAATGATGTGGGTATCGGTTCCTCCCCTGCCCGCAGCACACGCCGCAGCTGTAGCTGTGTGTTCCGACCTAAGATCGGATATCTCAAGAAACCCGTTTGTCTATCAATTGGCAAGCAACACCGTACTCAACAGATACAACATCGTCACAAAGGGATCAAACTTTGTGCAGTCTCCAGCTTTGGCTGGTACATTCGGTGCTGGTGCTGCGATGGCATTTGCTCCGTCATTTGGCGCTGTGGGTACAATCGCAGCTGGTGCCACGACTACTTCGGTAGTCCTTAGTACCGCACTTGCTACAGCCGTGGGTGTAAACATGTTGGCCAACCGTGGTGGTTCCGGTGATCGTGGTTTCAAACTACGGATCATCGACACCGTTGCTGGCAAGACAGCCGAGCGTTACATTGTTGCAAACACCGGTGGAACAACCCCGACTATTACTGTCGAGTCATCTTTTGGTTTTACTCCAGCTACTGGTGCTAGATATGAAATCGTAGCTGGTCGTGTGTTCATGTTAGGTGCTGCTACTACGGCATCAAACATCTGGAGATCCCTAGAGGTAGCAACGAATACCCTGTCTAGCGGTCTTTCGACAACCAACCTTCCAGCAACCATCGGCACGGATTCTCATATCCTAGTGCTGGATGAGCAGTATACGCCGTTTGATTGCAACCCCGGAGACGGATTCATCAAGGGTACATACAACTATGACACAGGTGTTGTACAGAGATTCGCTCTTACCGCAACTGCGTCCGCTGCTGGTACCTTGACAGGTCAAGCATCTGCTGGCGATGCGGTGGTTGCTGTAAACGAGTTTAGAAACTTCCAGATCAGAATCGTTGAAGATACCGTTACTCCAACTGCTGTTGGTCAACGGAGAATCATCGCTTCGCATACCGCTGGTCCATCGCCAGTGTATACACTTGGCGGTGGTAACTGGACGGTAACCCCGTCTTCCAGCGCGAAGTTCGTCATTGAGTATCCAAACCTCATTGTGGTTCGTAGCACGGCTACCACAACCACCTATACCTACAACTACATGGATGCCACGATCAACAACGGCACCAACAGCATTGCGACAAACTCATGGTCAACAGCATATTTTGCTGTTGGCTCTGCTGCAAACGCGGCTGGTGGTTTCTGGATTCCATCTTTTGGAATTAGACCAGACATAGCGAGAAACTCAAGACACTCGTTCTGCTATTACTTCCGTGGAGGTAACACAGCTACCGTCGATCTGTTCGATATTGCTGGTGGTACAACTGGAGCGTGGACTGCAAACATCGTAATTGATGGTGCTGTAGCAATGAACACTGGTTCGTGTGCTGCCTATGCTCCCTTCGGTTCAGAAGGTAGAATGGGGTATGTCAATTCCTATGTTGCATCTGGTATTAGCCAGATCTTTAGGTTTGATGTCCAGAACAGAGTTCTTAGTCCATACGCCCCAACGGATGATCTACAAGCCGGTACTGCTGCGGTTGGAAACCGACTTGCAGCATATGTGGCTTTGGATGGAACGGATGTCTATGATGTCGTTCTACTGCAATCGCACCTAGTCGCTAGAGCGCAAGAACTTATACCGCTGGTATAACACAATGACACCAGAAGAAACAATACAGATCTTCAACAACAGGTTAAACTACCTTAGCATGCAGAGAGATATTGCTGTTCGTTGTGGTCAACTTGAACAAATTCTAAAAATTGACGAAGACATCTTGTCTACCGAAGCAACCTTGCTTCTCTTGAACTCTTCGTCTTCAAACGCAGTATAAGCTGCAAAGGATAACACATGATTTTAGCAAGCATCGAATCACTATTGGGATCAATCTGGTTTGCAGGACTAACCTTCCTCGCTGGCTATTTGATCGCCCACCCATTCCCAATCACCAAGCTTTTCAAGAAGGGAAAGTAACATGCCAAAAGTAGGCAAAAAGAAGTTTCCATATACCGCAGAAGGTATGAAGATGGCAAAGGCTGAAGCCAAGAAGAAGCCAGCCAAGAAGAAGAAGTAATGCCAAAGAAGCCATCCGTATCAATGACCAAGAAGGATAAGAATCCCAAGGGAGGTCTTACCCAAGCTGGTCGAGACAAATACAACAGAGCAACTGGTTCTAAGCTAAAGGCCCCAGTCGGGGGAGCACCAAAGACACCAGAACAAATGCGCCGTCAAGGTTCGTTCTTGGTGCGAATGGGTTCTGCGGCTGGACCGCTTAAGGATTCAAAGGGTGAAAAGACCCGCCTTAAGCTTAGCTTAGAGGCTTGGAACCACTATGGCGATAAGCCAAGTGCGGTTGCCAAGGGTAGACGCTTGCTTGAGCGTTACCAGAATGCGAAGAAAAAGAAGTGAATGACATCAACACACTTAAGGATTTGCTTATCGACTGCCTTATTCAGGATCTAATGGACGAAGAGAAGAGATCCCCGTCTCTCTATCAAGTCGTTGCCCGAGTAGTTGCAGAGAATAAGCCAACCAAAGAGGCACTGCCGAGTGCCGATCTTGAGGACATTGTTCCTTTCAAGATCATGCGAAAAGCTTCCTCATAGTCTTAGGGAAGTAATTACGCTATGCCGTGTATTCCCGACAGGGAGTACCATTACGGCTGCCATCCATCGGGCAATCATGCGGTGGAATTTCGCTACGCCTCCTAGGGTCGATGGATCCTAGGAGGTTTTGAAAGGAGGTACTATGAAAGTACCAGAAGAAGTACTTGAGGATTTCAGAAACCATCTGTTTTTCTCTTTCAAGTACCTAGGTCTAGGAGAACCATCTCCACTACAATACGCAATGGCACACAGAATCCAGCATGGCCCACGGGATTTCCAGCTACAGGCTGGGCGTGGTGCTGGCAAGTCAACCATCGTTGCGGTATTCGCAAGCTGGTTATTGCTACAGGATCCAAACACAACCATCATGGTAATCTCTGCGGGACAGGACAAGGCAATCTCGTTCATCTCTCAGGTACGACAGATCATTTCACTGGTGCCGTACATGGTACACCTGTTGCCCCGAGACTGGGACAAGGATAATGCCTTTGGATTCAATGTCGGTTGCAAGACCCGCAAGGGTCAGGATCTATCCTGCTTTGCCAAGGGCATCACGGGACAGATCACAGGTAGTCACGCAGACTATGTGCTGGGAGATGACATAGAGATCGAAAAGAACTCGGATACTCCTCCAGCTAGACAGAAACTATTGGACAGACTCAAGGAAATCGAGAATGTCAGAAACCCAGTAGACCACGGTCGAGTCATCCTGTTAGGTACCTACCAGTCAACTGACTCAATCTATCTGCGGTTGCCTTATGAGATCGTTAAGTTTCCAGCAGAGATGCCAAACAAGGACAACGACGACGAGATACAGTATGTAGATGAATACATCCTGCAGCTGGATGTCGAGGCTGGAGACTCGGTTGATCCTGTGCGGTTCCCGAGAAAAACACTTGAGGAAAAGAAAGCAAAGCTTGGCCCGAGAAACTATGCCCTGCACTATAAGCTGGATCCAACCCTAAGCGATGCAAACAAGTATCCACTTAGGTTAGAGGATCTAATTGTAATGGACTGCCCAAAGGATGTATTTCCAGAGAAGGTAGTCTGGGCAAGAGGTACGGTTTTGAAGATCCCATCCTTTGGACTAAATGGAGACTATTTGTACGGCCCTCTATGGAAGGCCGATAGTGTCACAGAATATCAAAGCACAGAGGTCTTTGTAGATCCTTCGGGTAGGGGAGCAGACGAAACAGCAATATGCGTTGCATCGTTTGTGAATGGATACATCGTGATCCACGACCTGTTTGGTCTACAGGGTGGATACGATAGTTCAGTTCTATCCTCCATAGCCAAGACGGCAAACAAGTACGATGCGTCTGTAATCAACATAGAATCAAACTATGGTGATGGTATGTTCTCATCCTTGTTAAGGCCAGTTGTGTCTCAGATGTGCAACAGAGTTGCAATAGAAGAGTTCAAGGTAAAGGGAAACAAGGAGAAGAGAATACTGGATGTGCTTGAGCCAATCATGGCATCGCACCGCCTTATCTTCGATCCCAGGGCTATAAGGGACAAAGACAACCAACTACAGATCACAAGGATGCAGGACAAACGTGGTGCCATGAAGCACGACGACAGAATTGATATTCTTGCTTCTGCAGTCAGTAGGTGGTCTAGCGAGGTTGTCGTAAACCCAGACATCGTCATTGAACGGAACAAGGAAAAAGAACATCAAGAAACAATCAAGCGATGGCTGGGCAACAAGAGAATGTCCGTATTGCTTGGGGATAGATACTATGGCCAGAAGGTCAACGGTATCGAAACAACAAGAACACCCAACGTGTTAGACAGATTTTACAGGAGATGATATGCCTTTTATCATAGGCGGATTGGCAGCAGCTGGCGCAATAATGGGAGCCGTTGGTGGTTCTTCATCTGCTAAGGGACAAGCTGTTGCTCAACAAATGCAGCAAGAGCAAGCCAACTTTCAGGGAAAGTGGCAGAATGAAGCGCAGAATAGAAACATCCTAAGACAGTGGGAAGCACAGTACCACCTAAACAGGCAGATCGAAGCAGAGGCTAACAAGACATTTGTAGGCCAAAACTATTATGCTAGGTTGATGTTTAACAACAACTCATCAGCAATGTCCAAGCAGACACGACAGGCTACCCAAGCCTTTCTAGGTAGTGTGTCTTCAAGAGGCATTAGCCTAGATTCAGCATCTGCCCGTGCGTTGATGCGTCAGGCCACCGAAGATGCTAGACTGAATCAAAAGAACCTAAAGGTAAACCTAATGAATCAGAAGCGAGATATTGAAACCCAGTATCAAAACATGTTAGCACAGAGAAACACCAACGCACCCGAGCAAGTTACCTTCATGGAACAGCGTGGACCAATCGCCGACTCATCTTCAACAATATTGATGAGCGGCATTGCTAGCGGTGTACTTGGTGGAGCTGCGGCTGGATATGGAGCCTATAGGCAATTTGGAATGTCATCAGGCGGTGCGGTTGGAGGAAGATAAAAATGCTTAAAGCAGAACAACTAAACAAACTATATGCCTTGGCTACTGGTAAGCAGACAAAAGAAAACCAAATCAAAGAAATAGAAAAACAAGACAATTCTCGTGTGGTGTCAAAAGCCAAGAACGAACTTGCAAAGTACAAGGGGTTGTTTATAGACCCCTATGAGGCTTGGACCAAGTGGTACTCAAAGACCAAGTCAACCATCAACTCAAAGACAGCAGACGATATTTGGTCTGCCGCTGAACAGGAGTTTCCTGGGTCACCAGAACAGGCAAGGACTTGGCTAAGGGAATCGACAAGTGGTGTGATCAACAAGCAGGATCAAACATCCAGAGAGATCGCCATGAGAAACGAGATGTCAGCTAGTCCAAGTTGGCTAGTGAATGAGATGGTTCCCGAGTTGCAGAATATCTCTGCGGCAGTATCGGATCAAAACCTAGGTAAAGCAAAAGCCGTCTACAAGAAGACGCTAGAGCAACGATTGGATATGATCGACCTTACTCAACTAGACCCCGAAGTTCCAGCTGAAACGCATATTGAAGATGCAATCAAGTTGGAGATGCTTGGTCTTATGGAGGGAGCAAGCATCATTAATGGTCGATTTGTCACAATGAACCAACAAGGACAAATGCAACCAGCATTTTCAATCTCAGGTGACATGGGTATTGGTGGCCCAGAAATGGAAACAATTCAAGAAGTAGCAACACCGCTTTTACAGGATAGAATATCCACAGCACTTAGCATTGCTGCATCTCAAGTAGAGATGGGCAATAAGGCAAGTGGTGGAGCCTACCTTGATATGCTTAGGAATGGAGATCTTGAAGTAAACGAGTGGCAAAACGCCATTTCAATGCTTGGAGATTCTGAAGGAGTTGTTGATACCGGCATTGCTGGAATGGCAAATAGAAACCCATTCATGTCTGATTCAGATATTCTTTCATCCGCCGTAGACATTGGAACTTTGTTAAGAGGAAATAGATGAGTTCATTCCCAACAGTACAGCTAGAGGGACCAAGGCTTATGAAACAGCCAACAGTCCCAACTATATATCAAGAACAACGAACAATCCTACCAGAAGCAAACATTCAGATTGCTCAGGGTATAGATTGGGAATCTATAGGAAGAAACGCAGCTAATCTAGGAATAGAAGTTGTCTCAAAGATGCGAGAAGATGAGTATGAAACAAGGGTTTCGGCTCTTC